GTATTCGATCAACACCAACTCTTCCATAAAAATTTGGAGTTACATTTATATTTCCAATACTAACAGCATTAAAATCCTCAAGCCCACTTAATCCGATTCCATCTTTGTTGTTATTAAGGTAAACAGCAAGGATTATTTGTGCGTGTTGAACAAGATCAGGAATTTCAGTGTCGGTGTAATAATCGGCAAGAATCCTATTAGGAAAAGTTAATCCATATAAGTTTGTGTACTGATCAGGAACTCGAACACCGCTGCGAGGCCATTGCCTTGCTTGAGTATCAGATGCTTTTGCACCTAAAAACTTCTCACGATCAATCCTTTGGGTTGCGGTAAATAAAGCCCTGTTTTTTTGATCGTCAGTACTGTTTCCCCATGCAACTACGTCATCAGATTCAGTCAAGCCATCAATAAAGCCTTGAGCTTCAGGTAGAGTTACATAGCTGTTGGCGTTTGCACTACCGACTGTTGCTGTTATCGAGATTGCCATTTTTCTTTAGTTTTGGCTTTGGTTTTTTTGTAAGAGCTAGAGAAGCTGCCTTTTGTTTGGCAGCCTCCCTTTCTCTCAATCGCCTAAAAGTTGCGATTCCCATTTACTTTCTGAAAGCACTAACAGCAGTTGAACTGGAAACTCTGAAAATAAAAGTTCCAGAACTATCTGCAGTAACATCAGGCTCACCAACAATAGTGACACCAGATCCAGCAGTCAAAGTAAACTTATGTGTTGAAGTTGCTTTGTTTACGATTGTAAGTTCAAAACACTGACCAACACCACTTTGAGTTCCTAAAGCAGAAATAATCTCTGCTGCAGTTGGAGTTGTGATAGCTCTGTTTCCAGTTGGTGTGCCATCAACAATTCCCTCAATAATCTCAGCAGTTGTGAGAGTATGAGCACCATTTTCAGTTTTGATAACCTTAGTCTTGGTTAGCTGTCCAAAGGGTGGGTTTTGTAGCTCAAAAATTGTAGCCATAATTAATTACCTCTAGTCGTTATTAGAAACAACGGTTGCTCTTACGATACCGATATTCTTTGTTTCATAGACTTTCGACCAAGAGCCTACAGTTTCAAGAACTGATCTTGATGGGTTAACAGTTGATACTGCATACTTCAAACCAACAGGGTGGTAGATGTAATGAAGATCAACAGCCATTGCTTCTTCTAAAGCAAGGATATCTCTGTCTGTTTGAGTTCTGATTGGAGCTTGCTCACCAGTTACAACAGCACCATTTGTGAACATGAATACTGAATACTCAGTTGTAGATCCAGATCCTGTTGTAGGAATATCGTCAGAAACAATAACTCTTAGTCCCATAAATGTTGGAACTGTTGGGTTACCAAATGCGTTCTGGATAGTGCCACCTGATGCTGGAGCTCCGCCACCGTTGATGTCAGTAGCAAGAACAAAGTCAACTGCTCTTCTTTCAACAAGGTCGTAATAACACTTAGAGTGCATTGCGATTGTTGTAAGCTTGCCGCCTTGATCGCCAAGTAATGATTGAGCCTTAGCAACGTGTCTAGGACTTAAAGCTGTTGGTGTATCACCTGACTCTGAATCAATAGTTAGATCAAATAAAGCAGAACTGCTTGAGTTTGCGTTGATAGAACCGAAAGCACCAGTTAAGCAAGAATATAAATCCTTTTGTTTCTGGTTGTTTACATAAGCAGCCATTTTCTGAGCAATAGCAGCCATTGGATCAGTTGAACTACCAACTGCTAATGAAGCTAAATCTCTAGAACTGAAAGCTTTACCTCTATGAAGTACAGCAGCAATTTGGTTATCCGCTGTAATCTTCTGTGGGTTTAATGATGTTGAATCTGAAAGAACCTCAAAGTCTCCACTTAAGTTTGCTTTGTAAAATGGAATCTTTACAAAGTCTCCGCCTCTTTCTGCGGATAGATTTAATTCTGCCAAAGGTTGCACCACACCACTTTGAAGAAAGCTATCGGTCTGAGTTGTAGCCTCAATCAAGTAGGGGGTAAACACCTCTGGGATAATTAAATCACTACGAACTGTAGCCATGTTAATTAGTAAGATATGTTCACTTTCGGGTGCAAACCCTGACTAGTGCAAACTAGATAGTCTTATATTAACCGCTAACTGCGTTTTTGAGCATATTATATTTATTAATATCTGTTCTATATAACCTAGCTTGTTCCGTTAGATTAAAAGAATCAGGTGAAAATGGGTTCTTTTCATTTGATACAAACTCTGTCTGCACCTTAGTTGTTGAAGCACCACCACCTTGTGGTCTTGGATTCTTTTGAGCCCACTGAGGGATATTTGCCATCGCCCATTCTTTTACATTAGTTCTGTTGTATCCATCAACAACAACCACAGTTCCGTCTGCTTCTCTAGCAAGCTGATCTTTGCTTATACGTGATAAAGCATATTGTGGATCGTGAACAACATCAGCAAGTGCCGATACTGCTGGAGCTTCAACTTCCAGTTGTCTTTGTCTAGATTCTAGTTCTTGTATTCTTTGTTTTTGTTGTGCTTCAGCTTCTCTAAACTGCTGTGCTTGTTTAGCAATTGCCTCTTCATATTTGCCTTTTGCTTCCAACTCTTCTTGTTCTTTCTTTTGTTTAAAAGCAATCAAAGCATTCACATCAACATCAGGTGGAATTGCTTTTGCATTTTCTTGAGCTTTGGCATATTGATCCATTAGCTTTTTATTATTTGCTTCTAACTTTCTGACGCTTTCTCTTAAAGCTTCAACTTCTTGAGGAGAAGGATTTGGTTTGATAGCTTCGTCTGTCATAAAAAATCTTAATAATTATTAATATAAATAATAACTTACCATTTCACTTTGTCAGCCCAATAAGCCGCACTAGTCTTACCTTTTGCAATATTTTTAGCATGACGAGCTTTAAAAGACCGTCTTTTAGCTTTATCTGCTTCTGACTCACCCTTTCTTGGAGGCTTTGTTCTTGCTCCTTGCATACCAAATCTGATTAATTTATATCCATCACCTTTTTTTATTACTACAGCGTGTGACTTACCACTTTTGTGATTTGGTGTTCGGATTGGTTTGTCGACACCAGCAAAAGTATGTCCACCTCTTTTAATTGTCATTTGCCTTTTTTCCTCATCGCAAGCCTGTGAGCTTCAGTAAATGTTTTACCAGCTTGCATTGCTTTAATCATCTCATCCATGTGTGCTTTTGTGTGTCCATGAGTTGACTTATGACGTTTTAAAGCATTTTTTTGACGAGTTGTAAGTTCTTTTTTCTTCATTTTTTTCTTAACAAATCAGCATCGGCTTTTCTTGCACCGCCTTTGCCACTTACAAAGCTATTAACACGACCCATTGCCCACGCACCCATAGTTACATTTCTTGAACCGCCACCAAGATATGCACCTTGACCTCGTCGATAAACTTGAGCAAGTTGACCATAAGTAAACTGACTGTTGTCAGCTTTCTTTTTAAGAGCTTTTTTTACGGCCTCGCTTAGAGGTTTTCTTTTTGGTTTTGCTTTTGGAGCCATCTTGAGCAACCCTTGATTTTTGTACAGCTTTTATATCAATATACTCTCCTCGCTTATAAGCTGCTGCCGTTCTTTTTATCTCAGCAGCTTTGGCAGCTTTATTTTTAGCACCACTAAGATATTTCTTAGCAACACCAGTTTTTTTATCTTTTGCTACCTTTGCAAATCTTCTTCTCACTTTTTCTTTACTTTCTTTGTCTTTTTCTTTGTGCCTTTAGGCTTCATCGATCCATAATGTGAAGGCATGATAATAAAAAAGTAACTGACCTTATATTACTTCCTTTTGCGTTTTTTGGCTGGTTTAGATTTGCCAGCAGAACTTAATGCAATCGCAACAGCCTGTGACCTTGATTTGCCTTCTTTCATCAGCATCCTTATATTACCTGTAATAGTTTTTTGTGATTTTCCTTTTTTAATTGGCATTTGGATATCTTGATGCAAGTTGCTTTAATGTTAGCTCTGTTCCATCTTCTCGGATAATTTTTTTTAAAGCGTTTGTAGCATTTAATTGTTTCTTTCCCCTTTTAGAACTCATTAAAAAATTAAAATATCGTTTCTTTTTTCCTAAAACCTCTTCTTGAATGCTTGGATTATCTTTGAGCCAGTTTGCATAATTTGTATTTTGAGGAACACGCCCAGTTGCACTTGGTCTTGTTTCTAAAGCAGAGGGAGGAAAGTCAACATCCTCAATTACAGGAACAGTTGTTGATCGACAATTAAAGTGTTGTGGAGGAACTGGCCCTTGCTGATAATTAAATATTTGACCATCTAGCCTTTGACAAATAGAACTTGTCCTTGCATCTAAAGTTGCAACATATTGATATTTACCTGTGATATTTTTGTTGGCAGCATAAACTGCTTGACTTGCAGCATTTTGAACTTGATTAACACTTGTCCTCACAATAGTTTGTATTTGTTTGTTTGATAAAAGCATACCTTCAGAATCTTTTAAAGCAGATCTCAAAGCAATTGCATTTTGAGGCGTGGTTGCAAAACTTAAATTAGGACCTTTAAGCCTACTAACTATTTGTGGTAAAGATTCTCCTTCCAAAACCCCAAGCCTAATTGCTTTGGATAATCGTGAACCAGAATCTTCAGCAATACCTCTAAAGGCTTTTTGGACCGTCTTACCATTTGGCAATGATATGTCCGATCCCCTTTTGGCAGTCAAAGCAAATTGGGCTGCTCTAAAAACACCATCTTTATCTCTTAAACGAATAGTCAAAGCAGTTGGATCTCTTGTGACAACAGATTTTGCAAAGTCAGGAGAAACAGCAACTGTATTTACCTGAAACTCACCCTTCGGTAAAACACGTTGAAGTTGGTCTTGCACAAAGCCAACTTGAAACTCCGCCAAACCTTGCAGTTCATTAATCATATAAGCTGCACTTTCATTTTCCCAGCCTTTCAAACTATCAACCATCTGTGCCAATATTGATCTCAGTCTTGCAGTTGTTGCTGGACTGTTACCTTCAAGATCTCTTATCTTTCTTAAAACATCTAAAATGACTTCGTTAAACTGAGTTGCAATCTGATATTGGACCTTATTGCTATACCTGTTAAGGTCTATAGCTTCTCTGTAAAAAGCCTCTGGAACTGCCATTTATTAAGCTGCTTCACTTTCTGGATTCATCTCGATCAATCCTCCTGATTGAGTCTTTTCTAATTCTTCTTCAAGATCAAAATCATCACCAAGTATTTCTCCACTTGCAAGTTGTTCAAGAAGTTTCTCTTGGCTGATACCATTTGCAGTATATATTTTTAACAAGCTGTCAATTTCTGCTGGTTCTAATCTTGCCGATACAAAGTCCCTGTTAACAAAAGCACTACCAGCATTGACTTCATTTAAATATTCGCTGTGAAACTTTAGGCAATTATCAATCAAATCTTGCATTTGCTGGGCAACAACCATCATTGTGCTATCGTTCTGCGATCTATCAATCCTCTTGGCTTCTGCCGTCTCACCCACTAATTTTTGACCAAGCACCGCTGCCAAAGATAAAGTGTTTATCTGCTCTTTAATATCATCAAGCCTTTTAAATTGACTGTCGTAACTATCTCCTGATGGACTTACATATTCCAAACGAGAATCAGGTGGAAGTGCTAAAGCTTCACTCGGACCTGTTGTTATTTCATCTGCGTTTGGATAACCAAAAACAGCAAGCAAAGGAACAGAACTAATATGTAAAATATTGTCCAAATCAGACTGAATTTGATAGTGCTTGAGGTTAAGTTCTGCAATATCATATAAAGGGCTGCGTGACTCGTAATATCCAACCCGATTAGAATATGCAACAGCGAAAGGTATCTTATCCTTCAAACTCATTTCTCCCTCTTCAAACAATTTATATTCGCCTTTTTTATCATCTCTTCTATGCAATTCATATTTGCCACGTTCCAAAACTCTTATTTGAGTGATATTTTTCTCACCATATTTGCCATCAGGTTCTACGACTTTTTCTAATAAACGCAACTGTACAAGCTCTCGCACTCCATTTATAATTTCAGTTCTCCAGCCTAATATATCCTTTGGTGCATAAGTTACCCAATATGGTCTTGCCTTTTCACCCTCCTTTGGTGCATCAACCAAAACACCGACGTGGCCGTAACTTATTGCGATTCTTGCAGTTTGATACAACCAAACATTAAGATCGTTTCCCTCAAGGTCAACATCAAAAAGCTGCTCTCTCACAAGATCAGAAACGTCATCAAGTCGCACAGGCTTTCGCACAAGCATTCCACTTAACATCTTTTCTATTCTTTGCAAATATGGAACAACAGTAGATCTTGCAAGTCTTGAATCATAACTATCATCAGTTTCACGAGGCTCTTGGGGCAGATATTTTCTATGTTCACTTCTTATCTTTGTTGTGCCTTCCTTTAAATCATTTATCAAGTCCCAAAACTCCATCATGCGTTGATACGCAATGCTTGGTGACTCCACATTTTTTGGAGCAATAGTTACGGGTTGGTTGTAAATATTTAAGTTGCTATACACTGTTTTTCCTCATAATATCATTACTTTTAATATATTCTAATTCCTGTCCGACGGCCTGCCCTTGCATGAATAATTGAAAATTCTCTAAACACAAGATAACCTAATGCGTCGTTAAGGTGGTCATATCCATTTTGCTTATCTGGATCTCCACTTTTTTCATCATAACTTTGCAACTCCAAACATTCAATTAGCCTTCGGCAACTGGCATGAATCGCCAAACGCACCCATCCTTTGCTGTTTTCCAAGAGTGCTTGTAGGGTTTGAACTCTGTCTTTGATCGGTGGGTTGCTGCGTAATGCCATACTTGAGAAGCCGTAGCTTTCGAGAATAGCAATATCTGTCTTTGAAGCGTTGATCGTAGATCTGGCTGCACCACTA